TAGCAGTTACCGCCGCTTGGGCTTCAATGAAACTATCCTTCGCAAAAAAAACAAAACCTGAAAAAGTACTTATTATCGCCAACAAATTAGATACATCTTTAGAGATGGCTAATAAAATTAGAGCGTTTGTTGCTCAATGGCCTAGTTGGGTTGGTATTGACTTTTCAGTAGAAAAAAATTCACAAAAACATTACAAATTAAATAATGGTAGTGAGGTTAAAGCTGTAGCTACATCCAAGGATGCACTGCGTGGTTTTACCCCCACTATACTTGTATTTGACGAGGCGGCGTTTATTGATGCCGACAGTGACTTTTGGGCTGCGTGTATGGCATCCCTTTCCACTGGGGGTAAAGTTATAGTTGTGTCAACACCCAATGGTTTTGACCCTATATACTATGAGATTTATGACCAAGCTTTAAGAGGGATGAACGACTTCAAAATATCAGAAATGTTTTGGTATCGTGACCCTCGTTATACAAAAGATTTATATTTGGTTAAAACACATGATACTATTCATTATCTTTTAAACAAAGAAGATTACAAGAAAGATGAAATGATTAGTTGGTCACATATTCCAGCAGAAGAAAGAGACTATGTGAAATTAAAATCAATGATGGATGATGGTTATAAACCATGTTCAAGTTGGTTTGAATCAATGGTTAAAAAATTAAAATACGATAAAAGAAAAGTATCTCAGGAGTTAGAATGTAATTTCTTGGGTTCTGGTGATAACGTATTTGATTCCAATTTAATGCAAACCATTCACGAAAATATGTTAACAGTTCCTGCTAATAAAATGATGAGTAACGCATTATGGATATGGAAAGAACCTGTTATAGGTCATAAATATATTATGGGTGTGGATGTTAGTCGTGGTGATAGTGAGGATTTTAGTTCATTCCAAATTATTGATTTTGACGAAAGAGAACAAGTTGCGGAATATGTGGGTAAAGTCCCCCCTGATGTTATGGCGGAGATTGCGTATAAGTGGGCTAATATGTATTCAGCTTATGTGGTTATAGATATTACTGGGGGTATGGGGGTTTCAACTGCGAGAAAGATGCAGGAGATGGGTTATAAGGATTTATATATTGATGGTGTTGACACCACAAATAAATGGGCTTACAATCCAAAATCAGCAGAAAAAATACCCGGAATTAACTTTAATAATAAAAGAGTTCAGATTATCGCTTCATATGAAGAAGTTTTAAGACATAAGTTTAGAATTTACAGTTCTAGATTATATAATGAAATGAACTCCTTTATTTATATCAATGGTCGTCCTGACCACCAAAGAGGACATCATGACGATTTAATTATGTCAATCGCAATGGCGACATATGTTTCTGAATCATCATTCAGTAATTTAACTAAAGTTACGGAACATACAAAAGCAATGATTGATTCATGGTCAGTTAATAACAACACTGATATGAATAAAACTTTAGATTTTAATCCGGTATTACCTAATTACAATAATAACCCAAATCAATATGGAGCTGGTCAAGTAGCGAAAGATGATTATAATAAATACGGGTGGTTATTCGGTGGTATGAGGTAAAAACAATTTCTAATCCATATAAGTAACTATTTATATGGGTAGAAATTTATTTATATTAAGAATATGGAAAATAATCAAAATAATCAAAACAATTTAACGGTTTGGCAAAGGTTATCAAAGGCTTTTGGTCCTAACTCATTATTAAATCAGGATTATCCAACTTATAAGTTAGATAAAAAGGAATTATTAAAAACAACTTCTAAAACTGAATTTGAAAAGGAAAAATTACAAGCTCAACAAACTTATTACTTAGGTAATCAATGGACTAAAATAGAAAGTAACTTATATACACAAGCAGTATATTACGAACCAACTAGATTAGCGTCTTTTTACGATTACGAAAGTATGGAATATACTCCTGAAATCTCTGCCGCATTAGATATCTATGGTGAAGAATCAACAACCGCTGACCAAGATGGTAATATGTTACAAGTATATTCCGAATCAAAACGTATCAAATCAATCTTAACGGATTTATTCAACAACGCTTTAGATATTAATACAAATTTACCTATGTGGACAAGAAATACTTGTAAATATGGGGACAATTTTGTTTATCTAAAATTAGATGCTGAAAAAGGTATTGTTGGTGTTATGCAGTTACCTAACATTGAAATAGAACGATTAGAGAGAGGTATGGCAGCTAAATCTGCTAATGTTGAAGAATTACCTGAAAATAGAGGTTTACGATTCAAGTGGAAAGCCAAAGATATGGAATTTAATACTTGGGAAATCGCACACTTTAGATTATTGGGTGATGATAGAAAATTACCTTATGGTACTTCTATGTTAGAGAAAGCAAGAAGAATTTGGAAACAATTATTACTATCTGAAGACGCGATGTTAATCTATAGAACATCAAGAGCACCTGAAAGAAGGGTATTTAAAGTTTTCGTTGGTAATATGGATGATAAAGATGTTGAACCATATGTACAACGTGTTGCTAATAAATTCAAAAGAAGTCAAGTTGTTGATTCAAGTTCAGGTAATGTTGATATGCGATTTAATCAAATGGCTGTTGACCAAGATTACTTTATTCCTGTTCGTGACCAAGCCGCAGCTTCACCTATTGAGACTTTACCCGGTGCTCAAAACTTAGCGGAAATTGCGGATATTGAATATATCCAAAAGAAAATGTTAACAGCTCTTAGAGTTCCTAAAGCATTTTTAGGATTTGAAGAAACTGTTGGTGGTGGTAAAGATTTATCATTGATGGATATTCGTTTTGCAAGAACAATTAATAGAATACAAAAATGTATGATTGCTGAATTAAACAAAATTGCAATTATCCATTTATTTTTATTAGGTTTTGAGGATGAGTTATCAAATTTCACATTAGGATTAACTAACCCTTCAAGTCAAGCAGATTTATTAAAAATTGATATATTCAAAGAAAAATTGTTAGCGTATAAAGACGCTGTTGCACCTATTGAGGGTATTGCACCGGTATCTGTATCTTGGGCTAAAAAACATATCCTAGGGTTTTCTGACGAAGAAATTAAACTTGATTTACAACAACAACGTATTGAGAAAGCCGCAGGTGCTGAATTAACTAATACCGCAACAGTTATTACTCATACTGGAATATTTGATAATATTGATAAGTTATATGGTAATAAACCTGGAGCTCCACAAGCTGCAGGTGCTACACCACCAGAAGAACCTGGTAGTGAATCAGGTGGTGGTGGTGACTTCGGTGCAATAGGTGACGCACCTGAAATGGGTGGAGAAGAATTAGGTGCACCAACTCCCCCAGGACCTGAAGTAGGTGGTGAAGCTGGAGTAACTCCGGAATCATTTAAGAAAACTAACCATAACATTTTATTAGAAAATGAAGGGTTATTTAATGATGATTCTTATATTAATTTATCTAAAGGTGAAAATTATTTAGGTGAAATGGAGAACGAATTGAGTAAACTTCTGAATGATTAGATATTTATATATAAAAAAGTAAAATGATAAAGTTCGGTATATTAAAATCAAAGGTAGAAAATGTATTATTAGAATCATATAAAAATGATACATTCAAGACAGAAATACAAAATTTTAAGAAATTAGTATTAGAAAATAAAAACATTAATAAAATCTTTTTTCTTTATGATGATTTATCATCTGATAAAGGTTTAAATGAATCTGTGATTAATGATTATATTAATGAGTGTATTACAATTTATGAAAACACTATTAATAAAATTAAACAATCTGATATTGATAATATCAAGAAATGGGTTGGTAATACCAAAACTGAAAATATTTACGAAAGTATTGATAACTTATTCTCAACAGATATTTTAACTATTGAGTCAAGAATTAATTCTAAAAAACTTATTTCTGAATCATTAAAGAAACAACCTAAGAAAGTTCAAGAAACCGTTAATGTTCCATTAACCTCTATGGTTAATATAGCAAATAAAACTATCTCTACCTATATTCAAAATTTAGAAGAAAGTGATAGAAAAGAATTAACCGATTTATTAACAACTAATGATGAAGTTC